TTCTCTGCTAGGTTGAATACAAGTCCTTTACTACCATATGAGTAGCCTTCTATAAAAATATTACCAATAGCAGTATCAATAACAGAAAGCGCCCAATCGGATATCTGGTCGTGTCGTTGTTGTTCGGAGGTATAGGGTAGATGTAATCTGCCATTTATTTTACCATTATAAAAATTGCCTTCATATTTTTTTACGTTTGTAAGATAGTATATCTTACAGTTATTTAATTTAAACTCACCTCTACATACACATATAGCAGGACTGCTTAAACTATAATCAATTCCAATCGTCTTCTTCTTCGTCATGCTCAAAGATTGCGTCATCATCATCTATTGTTGTATCAGCACCACAAAATGGACATGTGGTAGGTTCATGGTCTTCATCTTCCCACTTGACCCAATAACTTACATCACAATTAGGACAACCAATTTGTACTTTGTTTATATTATCTGACATTCGTAATCCCTTATGTAACTTATTTTATCAAATAATTTTGCTTGTGCAACATCTCTCCATACAACTGATAATGCGTTTTGTGTTTGTTCAGTAGCATTTACACCAGTTATCTGATAGTCGGCACACATTGATGATAATACTTGTACATCATAACCTCTTTTTGCCCAACTCATAGCAGAGTAAGGTTTACTTCTAAACACACAACCAGATGTATTAGTGCCACCAATTATAATATTGTTTATAATATAACCATGTTTTTCTACTTCTTGTTTAATACTCTCTATAGAGCTGTTATCAGAGTCAATACTTATCCATATATGTCTGTTCTCCACTCTAGTCATTTTTGCAACTTCTTCAGTTTTTTTATGTCGCTCAATATTATGATTAGAAATAATAACAAGAGGTTTTTCTCTTACAGGATTTAATAACCATGCAAGTGAAGAAAATCTTTGATTGTTTGTAAATTCACTTCCCAATTCAGGATGTCCTTCAAAGTCTATAAGAAGTATTATTGTTGTAGGTTTTAAATCCATTTTAGTACTATCTCTGGTCCTGGTTTTCTATCTTTTCTTTTTTCTTTATTGTCCATACTCTCTCTACGAAATTCTTTTACTTTACCTATACTACCTAATAATATAACGGGATGTCTTACCCAAGGCATATCTGACCAACGTGAAAATTTACGTGGGAAACAAATTAGTACAGATGTATGTAAATCTTTTTCTAAAGCAAAAGCAGACAAGTTAGCCATAAACATACCTACTTCAATTGACACATCTGGTAAAATTAAATCTACATCTTTTGTGTGCATTTGTTCATAGTAATTTCCTCTTTGTATAGCTTCTTTATAATAGTCATTAGGTGGACATGGTCTTTGTGTAAAAACTAATAGATAAGGTGCTGTGTTTATATGTTCAAAATAAGGATTATATTCTATATCTTTTTCTGATTTAATAGTAGTTTCTTTTTCGTTTATTTCTTTACAATGGTTTACACTTTTCATCCATATAGAGTGTTTTTCTGATTTTTTATCAGGACCTAATACATTACAATGATATGGCATAAAATTATTTTTAGATGGTGTAACCTTCCATGTTTTTTTCAACAAGTCTTTAATCAATTCTTCTTCAGGTATATCCTCTGTATCATACACCTTAACATGTCGTCTTCTATCTAGTAATTGTAAAAGGTTTAAATCCATTTTATTATCGTTTCTGGTTCTGGTTTCTTATCGTCTTTCTTTTCAATATCATTCATACTCTCTCTACGAAATTCTTTTGCCTTGCCTATACTACCTAACAATACTACAGGATGTTTTACCCAAGGTAAGTCTGCCCATGCTGACAAGGGTTTATATGGAAAACATGCTATTGTAGATGTATTTAGACCTTTTTCTAACGCAAAGGCTGATAAGTTAGCCATCCACATTCCCACTTCTACGGTTGTAGTTCTCATCATTGAGTCTATCTCGTCTTCGTGCATTTGTTCGTAGTAGTCTCCTTTTTCTATTCTTTTTCTGTAGTACTCGTTAGGCTCACATACCCTTTGTGTAAATACTAATAGATAAGGTGCCGTACTTATATGTTCAAAGTAAGGGTTGTATCCTTCTTCTTTGTGATCTTCAATGTTTTTTTCATTTATATGTTTTTTATTCTTTACACTTTTCATCCATATAGAGTGTTTTTCTGTTACCTTATCAGGACCTAATACATTACAATTATATGGCATAAAATTGTTTTTAGATGGTGTAACTTTCCATGCTTTCCATAATAAATCTTCAATCAATTGTTTTTCAGGTATGTCCTCTGTATCGTAGGCCATAACGTGTTGTCTTCTATTTAATAAATTTAGGATAGTTTGTTGATTCATTATAGTTTAAATTTTTTAAACTGATCTTTTGTTACGTCTTGTTTTACACCACCGATAACATACGATTCTATTTCAGTTTCTTGTGGTGCATTTTGAAGTGATCTGCTATTAAACCAATGTATAGTCCATGGTAATGGATTCTGTGATGATGAGTGTTCATATTTTTGTTCTAAGCCTATCATTCTCATTCTTCTATTTGCTATATATTCAACGTATTGATGTAATAGTTTTTCAGATAGTCCTATCATAGAACCTTTTGAGAATAGGTAACTTGCCCAATCTTTCTCTTGTTGTACTGCGTCATCATATATTTTATAGCATTCTTTTTGTGTATCTTTTATTACCTTATTCATAACCTTATCATTCTCTTTTGTAAGATATGCTTTGATAATCTGTTGTGACATTGCAAGGTGTTGACTTTCATCTCTAGCAATAAGAGATAATATCTTAGCACTACCTTCCATAAGTTTTAATTCACCAAATGCAAACGAACAAGCAAATGATACGTAAAATCTTAAACCTTCTAATACGTTTACAGTTACTAACGCAAGCCATAATGCTTTCTTTAGTTCGTACATATCAACTGATTTAGGATCAGTATGCCATTTGTAGCCTAATGCAATTAGTTTATCGTATGCTTCTGTAACTGCTTTTGATCTTTCTTCAATCTTCTTATCTTCAATAATAGTATCAAATACATCACTTGGTTGTGAGTATAGGTTTTTAATTATGTATGTATAACTTCTACTATGAATTGTTTCCATGAAGTCCCATGCTACTATGGCACCTTCTAATTCAGGATTAGTTACGAAAGGTAAAAATGCAAGGCATGGACCTCTACCTTGTACACTATCTAACATTGTTTGATACTTTAGATTAGATGTGAATATAAACTTTTGTGATTCGGACAGTTGAGCATAGTCGTTTCTATCTTTCTGTAAAGATACTTCTTCAGGTCTCCAAAAGAAACCTAACTGTTGTTGAGCCAATTTATCAAATATAGGATACTTAAATGTATCATATCTTTGTACAGCAAGGTCTTCGCCAAAAAACAATGGTTGTTTTGTAGCGTCTAAATTTTGTTTCTTATTAAATACTGTCTTCATTTATATTGTACACGAGTCGCAATTCTCGTCCTCTTCTTTTGGTTTATCTTCAGGCACATTATCGTGGAACCCAATCGGATGAGTAGGTTCGTCTTCGTCTTTCTTACTATCATATGTGTTTTGATAATAAGAAGTCTTCCAACCTAATTTATATGTTGTCAATAAGTCTTGTGCCATTACTGATACAGGTACTTGACCTTCAGTATAATTTTCAGGATTGTATGACCAATTGCCTGATATGGCCTGATCAAAATACTTTTGCATTACTGCAACGATATTTATATATCCTTCGTTCCCTTTCATGTCCCAAAGTAAAGTGTAGAAGTTCTTTAGTTTAGAATATTCAGGTACTATTTGTTTTAATGGGCCTTTTTTAGACTTTTTAACAGACAAATAATCTCTAGGTGGTTCAATACCATTTGTTGCATTTGATACAACAGATGATGATTCACTAGGCATTTGTGCTGACAATGTTGAGTGTCTTAATCCTGACTCTTTTATTTCTTTTCTTAACCACTCCCAATCGTAAGTGTAATCTCTTTTAACTAATTCATCAACATCTTTTTTGTAAGTGTCAATCGGTAAAATGCCATCAGCATATTTTGTTTGTTTAAATGCTGAACATTGACCTTTTTCTTTTGCAAGTTGATTACTTGCTTTTAATAGGTAATATTGAAATGCTTCTGTTAATTTGTCAACTTGTCTCCATGCTAATTTTTGTTCATACTTGTAACCCTTTTTAGCAAGATAGTGTGCCAAACCAATATAACCAATACCTAAACTTCTTCTTGCTTTTGTAGATACTTCAGCGGCATTGATAGGATATTTTTGATGGTCTATAATTTCATCTAATGCTCTTACGGCCAAATCACACAAAGGTTCTAGTTCATCTCTTTTATTGATTTTACCCACATTGATGGCAGATAAAATACATAAA